TATATATATGAGGAAGAGGATTATGATTTAATCTATGACGATAGGTATGAATTAATCACTAGGGATCAAAATTATATGTCTAATTTACGGCGACAGGGGTTCATTCGACGAGATGATACGGTAGCGGGCCCTACCTTCCCATGCTGGAAAGTCATCAGAGATAGAGGTAATAAAGAATAAACTTAGATTTTAGCCTTTTTAATAACTATTTACTGGGAGATAGATCTTTGTATATGAGGAGACGTGTATGTCATCAAATAATATGTTAAAACAGGCGATTATAGATGCGGACGCTTTACGCGAAGTCGCACTTAAGAACGCAGAAGCAATTGTGGTGGAAAAATATTCTAACCAAATTAAAGAAGCGGTCGATACAATGCTTGAGCAAGAAGAAGATCCGCTTGCTGACCCCCTTGAGATGGGTGGTATGCCTCCCTTGGAAGGCGAAGAAGCGGGCCTGCCCGTCTCTCGTGCTGCCGATGGCTTACCCGACGAAGAGCCGGGTAGCGAGGTAGGGTCAACAGTAGATCTAGCTGCCGTCGATGGAGAAAGATTGTGCCCATGCCCAGCAGATGGTGAGGCGGTAGAAGTTAATTTTAAACAACTTCAAGACTTGATGACTACTCTGGAAGAGCCAGGAGAAGAAGTGGGAGAGGTAGAGATTGAGGAAGAAGAAGTAATGCCGGGCCCAACACCCCAAGAGGCGCTTGCCGAAAAATTAGATTTGGACGAAGAGACTATGATAGAGTTGGATGATTTACTCGACGAAACTTTTTTCAGTCAAAGCACCGAAGAAGAAGAGGTGGAAGGCGAGGAGCACGCAGGCGAGATTGTTGAAACAAGCCTGGACAATGACGATGGCGGTATTATTGCCTTGGATCAAGAAGCAGATGAAAACCCTGCATGGTACGCTGAATCAATCAAGCGCAACAAGAAAATGTTGCATGAGAACAGTAAGCTTACAAAAACGAATTCAAAAATGCTTAAAGAACATAAGCATCTTTTAAAAGAGCAGAAGCAAATTTTAAAAGAAAATAAAGAGATGAAAAATCTCTTAAGAAAACTTTCTGGCAAATTGGAAGAAGTAAATCTTTCCAACGCCAAACTAATTTATACGAATCAGGTCCTTAGTAATGGTACCTCCTTGAATGAGCGACAAAAACAACGTATTGTCGAATCTATTAATAGTGCCGATTCAGTCGAAGCAGCGAAGTCTATCTATGAGACACTTCAAAGCGCAGTGGGTTCATCTCTTCAATCAAGAGACAAATCGCAATCACTGAGCGAAGCAATCGTTAGAGGTAATGCTACAACGCTGAGACAAAAACAAAAAGAAACAAAGCAAGATCCTCATATGCAACGTATGAAGAAACTTGCTGGCATTTAATTCATTTAAGGAGGAAAAACAAAATGTCTATTTTAGAAAAATTGACTGAAGGGATCGTTAGTCGTGACCTCAGTAGAGAGAACCATGCTCTTCTCGATAAGTGGGAAAAAACTGGTCTTTTGGAAGGATTGGAGGACGGCAACAAGCGTAATGCTATGGCGTGTCTCCTTGAAAACCAAGCAAAAGAGCTTCTTCGTGAAGCATCAACCATGGCAGGAGCTACTGGCGGTGACGTCGAAGGCTTTGCTGCTGTAGCATTTCCAATCGTTCGACGTGTATTCGGCGGATTGATTGCCAATGACTTAGTGTCGGTTCAGCCGATGAGTCTGCCCAGCGGACTTATCTTCTTTCTCGACTTCACCTTTAATGAGACTCGATTAGGTAACACAATTGACACGTCGCTATACGGTGGTGGAGTGGTTGCTTCCGGACTCACCGGTGGCGTATCGCTGACAGGTGCTAATGCAGAAGTGTCGTTCTACAATTTGAACAACGGCTATGCATCTCCAACTGGTTCCGATGCGACTGCAATCGCGACCGCAGTTCAGTCTGGTACTATTGGTGGCTCAACAGCAGCCGATGCGGAATGTACAGAACTTTGTCGTTATGACCCTGATATTGCTTCTGGTACTGCTGTTGCTATTGCTTCAATGAGCGGTTCACAGTTAGCACAGTTGAATTATGACGATTTAGTGAGCATTACTCGTACTTGCACAGAAGGTCGGCAGGCTCGTCGTTTGTCTCAATTGAGTGGAACGTCTGACACGGTTGTGAATCTGGTTCTGGTTTCGACCGGATCTAGTGAAACGCCCATCACTCTGATGGCGGCCTTAACTACTTCTGTTGATACGTCCTGGGTGGAAGTTGATAACTTCCGAACTGGCGGAGCGATTGGTTCTGTTGAGGGTGTTGATAACTGGGGATTGGAAAATAATCCAAACATTCCAGAAATCGATATCAAGGTGGACAGTGTTGCTGTAACCGCCAACACCAAAAAGTTGAAAGCAAAATGGACCCCTGAATTGGGACAAGATTTGAACGCTTATCACAACCTCGATGCCGAAGTTGAATTGACAAGCATTCTGTCTGAACAAATTGCTCTCGAAATCGACCAAGAAATTTTGGAAGATTTGGTGAAAGGTGCGACAGCTGGTAAGTTTTACTGGAGTCGACGCCCTGGAAAGTTCCTGGTGCGTGATACTGGTACTTCTACTGCTGGCTTGACGGATCCCGGCGACTTCACGGGTAACGTGTCGGAATGGTATGAGACTTTGCTCGAAACCATTAACGACGTGTCTGCTCAGATTCATCGTAAGACGCTTCGAGGCGGAGCAAACTTCTTAGTTTGTGGTCCCGAAGTATCTAACATTCTTGAGTTTACAGCAGGCTTTAAAGCACGCGTGACTCATGATGATGATAAGGGCACCGCTGGTGCAGTTAATGTCGGTAACATTTCCAAGAAATGGGATGTCTATGTAGACCCCTACTTCCCACGAAATGTGATTCTGGTAGGTCGTAAGGGTAGTTCATTCCTCGAAAGTGGATATGTCTACGCCCCCTACGTGCCATTGCAAACCACACCCACCATCTTTGGTATTGAAGACTTCGTGCCCCGCAAGGGAGTCATGACGCGATATGCCAAGAAAATGGTGCGTCCCGATATGTACGGACTGGTTATCGTCGAAGACTTGTTAGGTTAAACTTTCGAGTCCAACAGTTAACTAAAAGAAAAGAGTCTTCATATTGCATATGGAGGCTCTTTCTTTTTTTGAAAAACTAATTACTTTGTGCACTATATAATGCGGAGGAAATAATGTGGCAGTTCCTGTTTTATCACCGAGTTCAAATTCTAGTTTAGTTGTTTTACCTGCAACCGGGTCAAAATCTCTAGTTACAGGGTCACTTCCCATTGGTGCCTACACTGGTGCTGACTTCATTTCCGGCGCCTACGATCAAGTTGCTTATGTTTATCGCAAACTCGGCGGCGAAGTTCTAGATATTGAGATAACTGCCAATCAGGTCTATGCGGCCTATGAAGAAGCGGTCTTAGAATATTCTTATATTGTCAACATTCATCAAACAAAGAATGCCCTTTCTGATTTACTCGGTAATCCTACGGGAACTTTTGATAGTGATGGAGCCATGCAAGCAGGCGACCTTAATACTGCTTTAAGCGGAACGGGAGCCGAATTACGTTATCCTAAGTTTAATTTTTCTTATCCTAAGCGTGTGGCGATGGGAATATCAGAAAAGGCTCGTGTCGGAGGATCCAATCAATTCTATTCATCTTCTCTTGACGTGGTGGCGGATCAACAATCATATGATCTTCAAGCAGCCGTATCCGCTAGCGCTTTGTCGGGGGGTGTTAACTTCGCTTCCATAGATAGAGATAGAAGGATCAATATCACCCAAGTATGGTATAAGTCTCCACGTGTTATGTGGAGATTTTATGGATATTACGGCGGAATTAATGCGGTGGGGAACATGTCAACATATGGACAATATGCGGACGATAGCACATGGCAGGTGGTTCCGGTGTGGCAGAATAAACTTCAAGCCATGGCATATGAAGATGCTATGTATACTAGGATTTCTCACTATTCTTTTGATGTAAGAGATAATCAATTAAGACTTTTTCCCACCCCATCTGGCGTAGACATGACCAAGTTGTGGTTTGAGTTTACGGTGGACGAAGATCCATTGCTTGATAAGGCAGGGATGGAAACCGGCGCGAAGGGCATCAATAACATGAATACGGCGCCATTTGCTAATATCCCTTATATTAATATAAATTCTATAGGGAAACAGTGGATTCGAAGATTTGCACTTTCCATATGCAAGGAGATGTTAGGGCTTGTTCGGAGTAAGTTTTCTACTATTCCCATTCCGGGCGAGGCAGTTACCTTAGACGGGCCGGCCCTTATTACTTCCGCCAAAGAAGAGCAGAAAGCTTTAAGAGATGAACTGAAAGAAGTTCTTGATGAATTGACGTATGCTAAATTGGCAGAGAAAGACTCGGTGATTGCAACCAATGCTGAGACTTTGCTCTCTAAAATACCTCTGGCTATATACCCAGGTTAGGAGGGGCAACTAAGTGGCAGATAAAAACATAACATGGACTCAGCCCACCAATCCTCCTCCTCCCTTATTCATGGGAGGAAAAGAGCGAGATTTTGTAAAGCAGGTCAATGATGAATTGATCGAACGCGTGATAGGGCAGACCATTTTGTACTATCCCGTTAGTTTAGAACATACAAATTATCATTCTTTATACGGAGAAGCGATTCACAAGAGTTTTCTATCGCCAGTTAAGGTTAATGCTTTAATTACATGGGATGGGCAAACTACTACTACTACAAATTATGGAATTGATCGACGCTCTAAACTTACTATTCATTTTCATAAGAGAAGGCTCACTGAAGACCAAGACTTGCAAGTACAAGAAGGAGATTTTATACTCTATGGAAGATTGTTTTACGAAATTGTAGAGCTGAATGAACCACAACGACTTTTTGGGCAAATAAATCATAAAATGGAAATAGCTGCTACATGTATCCGCGCCCGCGATGGGGTTTTTGAAGAAGCAGCTCTTCCAGAAGTTTCTATCACCAAGTATCAGTTGGCACAAGAGCGAGTCCAAAATGTGTGTGTGTTAACTATTCCGGATGACTGTAAGATATGTGTTCCCAAGCTTTCCGGGGCTGATGTTACATCATTGGATTATAGAACACTCGAAGAGTTCGTAGCGGACCCCAGCAAATATAACGGGTATCAGTTCTACTTAACTGATGCAGGCCCATCGCCTGTTGGAGCATTTACCATTTCTAATAAGTGGTATTTTAACGAAAATGCGGTTTGGTATGTGAGTCCGTTTTACAATACGGCATAAGGATAAAGAGATATGGCAGATAAAGAAACTATTATTAATTTACAACCTTCAAACTTAGAAACTATTGACGATGCAATGTTTAAATGGGTGAATGAACATATTAATGTATCCGCTACTTCCAATAGAGGATGGGAAAAAGTCCCAGTGATTTGGACATCGGCGGAACGCGCCTTTCAATCTAAGAGAGACAAGAGTTTGAGAGATAAAGAAGGGGCCCTCATTCTCCCCCTCGTAACAGTGGAGAGAAGTTCAGTGGAAAAGGATTTAGCTTTTAAGGGATCCCTCCAGTCTAATATTTTTCCTCGGAATGATTATAGAGGGGGTTCGATACCGTTAGATCGAGTGATAAATCAGGTTAAAACAAAGAACTTTCAAAATGCGGACGCAAAGAAAAAATATGGACAGTTGAACTTTAAAGTTAAGCCAACAAACAATAAAATAGTTTATACTTACCGCTCTATTCCCATGCCGGTATATATCACAGTAATGTATAAGATTATGTTAAGGGCGGAATACCAGCAGCAGATAAATGAATTGGCTCAACCTTTTATGGTCGCGACCGGAGGGATCAACGCCTTTATATTACAGGGCGAAGGCCATCGCTATGAAGGATTTATGCAAAAAGAGTACCTCCAAGAGAATAATGTGGCAGATATGGGGGCTGACGAGCGCATATATCAAACCTCTGTCAATATCAAGATTTTAGGATATCTTGTTGGAAGTGGTGACAACCAAAAGACGCCTCAAATTGTAGAAAGAGAGAACGCTGTGGAAGTTAAACTTCCTCGGGAGCGTGTTATTCTTGGGGATACGCCCACATGGAAGGATGGTAAGTATATTGGATTGTAGCTTTCGGTAGAGAATAAAACTGCATTTGATATTTTTTAAAACTATTTACAAGAAGATAAAACCAAGTTTTATATCAAGATTTTAATAAGGAGAGCAACGTACTATGTCAGTTAATAAATTTAAGTTTGTATCCCCTGGAGTGTTCGTCTCAGAGGTTGACAATTCACAGTTACCCGGGCTTCCACGAGGGGTAGGACCAGTTGTTATAGGAAGGTCGCTTAAAGGACCAGCGATGCGCCCTATCCAAGTAGATTCCTTCTCAGAGTTTGTTGAGACTTTCGGCAATCCTATTTTTGGTGGTGGTGCCTCAGACGTATGGAGAGCGGGCCCTAACGTTTCGGCTCCTTCCTATGGTACGTACGCTGCCCAAGCATATTTACGAAACGAAAGTCCCCTTGTATTTGTTAGACTCGCAGGGATTAATATATCCAGTGCCACAGGTGATGGCGTTGCCGGCTGGGAAGCTAATTCGTCAGAAATGACGGGAAGTGGCGAAGGTGTTTATGGTGGCGGCGCGTTCGGCTTGTTTATCGCCCCCAATCCTGGTACCACTACCGCTATTGCGGCATCCGGCACCTTGGAAACCCCTCTAAGCGGTACCGTCACCATCCTCGGCGATGAACAATTTATATTGACATCCTCCTTTGGAGGCAATATATATACTTTTATTGCTACGGGATCAACTCCCGTCGACATAAGCACCACCAATCCATTCATATATGAGTTTGATGCAGGCGAAGCAGACGCACAAGGTCTAGGCATCACATCTACCAATATAGCAGCGCTTATTAACGCTAGCGCATCGGCAGATTTCACCGCTGTTTCTTCTTCAGTCGGAGTTACTATTAGCTCCACTGCGGTAGGTACTCTCGGTAACGATGATAATCTTTCTTCGTCTCTTGCCGGCGCCGAACTGGTTGCAACTGATTTTACCGATGGTGTCAATAAGCTTGGCCCATTTACTGGTAGCCTTGCTGCCATCTTTTATGCACGAACTGGTTCAATCGGATTGAGTGGAACGTATGCAGATGGAGCCACAGAAGGTTCCGGAACTTGTGGAATTTTTAAATCTACTACTTTGAATACCTTTACTGCTTGCATTAAAGATGCCGGCGGGACCACCACTGATAAAATAGTTTTTAATTTTAATGAGAATAGTAAACTTTTTATTAGAAATGTTTTTAATACTAATCCAACGGCGATTAATTCCTCAACCAATGTCAATAAGACAGAAAACCAAAAAACTTATTTTCTTGGTGAATCTTTTGAGCGAAGCATTAGTGACTTAAGCGATCTCGACAATGGTAGTTATGGTGTTATTTTAGGGCTTGAGTCCAGTAGTGTGGCACAGCACATCCAGCGCACCGAGCTTACTGATGCTCAAACTGGATGGTTTTTTGCTCAAGATTTAAACGCGCCAGCTTCTTATGATGCGCTTAATATGCAGAAGCTTTTTAGGTTTGTTGGTCTTGATGGCGCCGAGTGGCCTCAGAATAATTTGAAGATTTCTATCACGAATATTACACCTTCAAATAACGAAGCGAATCCTTTTGGGTATTTTACAGTACAAATCAGAGATATTGCCGATAGTGATAACAATCCACGACCTGTAGAAACTTACAGCGATGTGAATTTGAATCCCGATTCTCCCAATTATATTGTGCGACGCATAGGGGATTCTTATACTCAGTGGGATGAAACTGCTAAAAGATATACGGTTTATGGTGATTATGTTAACATTTCTCGCTATGTGCGTATTGAACTGGATAGTGCCCTCAAACCAGATGGCCCTCCAGATTCTAAGATGTTGCCATTTGGAGTTTATGGTCCTACTCGATGGAAAGGCTTTGGTCTTAATAGCGGGAGTGCCACCGCGCTGGAGCCATATACTAGTGGCACTGCTAACCCCAACGTCTATGTTATTGGGAACAATGGGGTACCTGACTCGGTGGCAGATGATAACAATTTTGTTAAAATAGGAGTTACTACGACACCAGCGACACAGCTTACTGGAACTTTCTTATTTCCAGCCGTACCTACTCGAACGAATAGTGACGATGGAATAATTACTAACCAGACGGATGCTTACTTCGGTGCAACGGCCAACATGAAGGATAGCAATCGGGTTGAGGCGAGTGTGAAAGATATGTTGAGGCGCAAGCCAAATGATAAAGGTGTCCAGACAACCAACCCCGAGGCTATAGAGTATTCATGGGTTTTCTCTTTGGATGATGTAGAGCCGGGCGTAAGCGGATCAACCGCAGCGTGGGCGAGTGGATCTAGAGCAGACGGCGATTCATATACAGCAACAGGTGATTACAAAACTGTTCTTGATGCTGGCTTTGATAGTTTTACTACTCTATTGAGTGAGGGTTTCGAGGGTGTAAATATCCTTGAGAAAGAACCTTTCCGCAATACAGTGTTGGTCGGCGGTACGGCAGGCACAAGCTATACTTATGCTTCACTAGAGCGCGCCATTGACACAGTGGCAGACGCCGACGTTGTTGAAGCCAATATGATGTCAGTGCCGGGACTTACGAACTCTACGCTTACAAGCAGGCTATTAGATGTCTGCGAAGCGCGTGGCGATTCGCTAGGGGTTATTGATCTGGAGGGTGGCTATACACCTGTCACAGAAAATGCAGAGGCTTCCGATTCAGATAGGATAGGATCAGTGCAAAATACCGTAGATCTGTTGAACAATAGAAACCTTAACAATAGTTATGGCTGTGCCTATTATCCATGGGTTCAAGTGACTGATACTGTCACCACGGGAGGCTCCTTGTGGGTGCCTCCAAGTGTTGTGGTCTTGGGAACTTTGGCTAGCAGTCAAGCGGCAAGTGAACTATGGTTCGCCCCAGCCGGCTTTACCAGAGGTGGCCTCACGGAAGGAAGTGCTGGCTTGCCGGTAACTAATGTACGGACTAGGCTAAATTCTAAAGAAAGAGATAGTCTTTACAACACCAACATTAATCCGATTGCCCAATTTCCTGCCGAAGGAATTGTAATTTTTGGACAGAAGACCCTTCAGGTTTCACAATCAGCACTAGATAGAATTAATGTACGTAGATTGATGATTTATGTGAAGCGCGAGATTTCTCGCATTGCTGCCACCATGTTGTTTGAACAAAATGTACAAGCAACTTGGAATAGATTCTTAGGTAAAGTTAATCCTTTCCTGGGAAGCATTAAGACGCGCCTGGGATTGACTGACTATTTGGTAATTTTGGATGACACTACGACGACGCCTGATTTGGTTGATAGAAATATCTTATATGCTAAGATTTTCTTGAAGCCTGCTCGCGCTATTGAATTTATTGCTCTGGATTTTGTTATTACAAGAACTGGTGCAGGTTTTGAGGATTAAATTTAAAAGTATTTACTATTTATAGTATAACGAGACAACGAGGAGAAAATATATTATGCCATTTTGGGGAACAGCAGCAGTATCAGATCCGAAGAGATCATTTAGATGGATCCTTGATCTAGGAGTAGATGGGTTAGCAGACAATATTTCCTATATTTGTAAGAAGATTCAAAAGCCGACTATGAATATCGCAGAAGCAGAACATAAGTTTCTTAACCATAGTTTTTATTATCCTGGTAGCGTTAGTTATGACAAGATTACGATGGTATTGGTTGACCCTGCCAACCCCCACTCCACGCAGGCATTATATAATTTGATTCAAGATTCTGGGTATGAATTGCCCGGCAACATCACAGATGATGTGGGGGTGGGTAACGGCACCTCTACCATTAGCAAGAGATTGGCAACTTCTAAGATTAATGATTGCAAGATTACAATGTTAGATGGTTCCGGAAACAAAATTGAAGAGACTCTCCTAAAGAATGCATGGATAGCTAAGGTAGATTTCGGCGGCGAGTTAGATTACGAGACAGAAGATCTTATGCAAATTACTGTGGACTTCAGGTTTGATTGGTTTGAACTAAAAACATTCGACCAGTCGGCCTAAAAAATAAAGAGAGGTATTAATGAGAAAGCGAACTAATGAGGAGCGGCTAGGCTTGCCCACTCCGGGGGCAGTCCATTCTAGCGACGCTCCTCCTATGCCTATGGCATCACCTGACGAGCCATCGGCAGGATTAAGCTATGTTGTTCCCACTGGAATGGTGGAAATCCCTTCGCAAGGGAAGTTATATCCCGAAACGCATCCTTTATATGGCTCCGATGAAGTGGAGCTAAAAGAGATGACTGCGAAAGAGGAAGATATTTTAACGACGCAATCCTATATTAAAAAGGGAACTGCTTTTGATCGATTGCTTCGAAGTTTAATAGTAGATAAGTCAATCAAGCCGGGAGAGCTTTTGATTGGCGATAAAAATGCTCTGTTAATTGGTGCGCGCATAAGTGCATATGGGAATCTGTATGATACTACTGTTTCATGCCCGATTTGTTCTCACGAGCAATCGTATGAATTCGATCTTCTTACATGTCCCCACACTAATCCGGTCGATCTCCAGACGACGGAAGATGAAGAGTTGCGCCAAGCTGTTAGTGAAGGCGACGAAGCAGGAAAGTATCTTATTTTACTACCTAAATCTCAGTGCACTGTGGAGATCAGGCTCGTTACAGGAAATGATGAAACTAGCATGACTCAACTTAAAGAGATGAAAAGAAAGAAGAAGTTGGCAGAAAGCCCTTTAACTGATCACCTCAAGAAGATTGTACTTTCTGTTAATGGAGTCGACCAGTCAGGAGAAGTTTCTAGATTTATAGAATCGATGCCGGCCTCTGATTCTCGTTTTCTTCGGAAGATGTTTGCCAAGCTAACCCCCAATATTGAAATGACGCAAGAGTTCGTTTGCGACGAGTGTGATTACGAACAGGAGTTAGAGGTGCCCTTTACCAGTCGGTTTTTTTGGCCTGACTCCTAAGTACATGGAAAGTGTATATGAACAGTTTTTCTTCTTAAAGTATTATGGAGGCTGGAGTTTTATTGAAGCTTACAATCTGCCTCGTCAATTGCGCAACTGGTTTGTTGAACGTTTGACCAAGCAATTAGAAAGAGAAGCAGAGGCTTCAAAAGTGAAGAGATAAAAGAGCATCTGCTCTTTTATTTTTTTGGTGGCAACTATTTAATGTATGGAGGTGGTGTGCTGTGAATGAAAGTAATAATGATGACCTGGTTCCAATGGTAATAGATTTTACCGAAGCGCGTAACGCGGAAGGGAAGATACAGGAATCGTGGATATTAACATTTGGCGCAATATTGCGATGGATGATGCCGTCTCTTTATAAAGGCTCAGTCCTCCCACTTACCGTGAAGGGAACTTCCGGAGAGATAAAAAGTTTTGCCGATGTGTTGGGCAAAGAAAAGAAATATCTTCAATCTTGGAAAGACAACGGCTTAGATAGTCCCGTTACCTACCAAAACCAGACTAAGTTAGCTCGGTCTGTTTCTAAGTTTGAAAGAGTGACAGGGTTGAAATGGCCATTTAAAAAGTAAGAGGGGGAATTAAATAGTGGCATATGATGATCCAGCGCAAAATAAGAAAGACGCTATAAAGGCGCAGAAGCAACTTCTGCGCGAGATCAAGCGAGAAAAAGACGACAAGGTAGAAATTAATAAACTTCAAACAGCTTACTTGGAGATGAAGATCAAAGAGTTGCAGGCTGAAAAAGAGATCGCTATTTTAAACGAACGGCACGATGCCCTTGCGGCCCTTGAGAAAGAGGTAAAATGGCGCGAGAAAAAGATTGTTCAACTTGACCAAGAGAAGGGCATCCTTATATCTCAAAATGAGATGCGGGAGACATCCAATCAGTTAATAGATGGAATGGCTAGCCGGCTGGGAATTGCTTCCAGCGCCACGAGACATTTGTTCAAGGATTTAAATAAGAATTTCCAAAGCCTTAAGGCCAGCGCAGAGGCTGCGGGCGAAATGACGCCCGCCATCAACGCCGCGGGCCGGATGGTTGAGCAATTTGGTAAGTCCCTTTGGGACGCATATCATCCCATGAATCTAATTGAGTCGGCCTTTGATGCTATCTGGACAGCTTCCGTAGAATTCTTTTTCCGAAGCTCACTGTCAATTGCTCAGTTCAATGCGGCCGCTGGTGACTTGGGAACCGCATCTAGAGATGTTGGAAGAGCCATAAATTTGTCATTGGGCGTCAATATTGAGCAGGCAGCATCGGCCGCCGCAGGTCTTGCCGGTAGCTTTACTGAATTTACTTCTATATCAGGTCGCACACGCTCCGACTTGATTACCACAACTGCCGCACTAGAGAGAATGGGCATCGGCGCACAGGAAAGTGGCGCCCAAATGACTTACTTTGTTCAAGCGGCTGGCATGTCGATACCGCAAGCAGAGAAACAGATGAAACAATTGTCTGTGGCTGCAGCAGAATTTGGCAAAACCCCAGCGCAGTTTGCTAGCGAGTTTGCTAGTGCTAGCGCATCGTTGGCATCTCACGGTCCAAAAATGCTGGAAGTTTTCTTAGATCTAGAATCAGTGGCCAAAGCCAGTGGCATTGCTATGGAAAAACTCCTGGGCATTGCAGAGAAGTTTGATACTTTTGACGCGGCAGCTAGCTCAGTCGGTAATTTAAATGCTTTAATGGGTGGCGACTATTTGAATACGCTAGAAATGATGAACATGACCGAGAAAGAAAGAATTTCAGCACTCAAGGAAGCGCTGTTTCTTCAAGGTAGAAGTTTTGATCAGATGGAAAGATTTGAAAGGAAAGCAATTGCGGAATCAATAGGCACCGACGAGCAGACACTTGCACAGATGATGGGATATTCTACGAGAGAAAGTAGGAAAGCACGTCGGGAAGCAGACGCAAAGATGAAACAAGAGAAAGCATATCAAAAAATGCTTGGGCAAACTATTCATATTGCCGAAGCAATTTCATTCCTACTCCAAGGATTGTTCGCACAGACGGGATTGATGGACGCTTTTAGTTTTGCGTTTGGAAAGCTCTTTGAGTTATTGGGGGAGGGAACGCCTCTCGGGGATTCGGTTAGAAGGATAACGGGAGCTTTAGGCCTCTTTATGGGCAAGGTTATCAAAGAGGGCGTCGGATTTCTGGAAAAGTTTCTTGGAACGGGCGAGACAGTCGTAGTCAAGTTTGATGAATGGCTCGGAGAAATATCCGACTGGTTTGACACAAAGCTGGCGACTATTGGCGACCCCGGCGAAGTACTTGACAGCTGGCTAGCCACCATCAGCGGCGCAATTCCTGGGCTTGCCAATTTCTTTAGTTCAGATGCTGTTTCAGGAGTGAGTGATGCGGTAACGGGCATGGTCACAAAACCCTTATTGGGGATTATGAAAAAGTTTCAAGCAGAGTTTGACAAAGAAGACGGATTTGGCGGGCAACATGGGTGGTTTAATATCGGATCAGACACCATCTCCAATACCCTCACCGCCGGCATAGCGGCACTGGAGTCCTCCGAAAGTCCTCTCCAAAAGGGCGCCCGTGAGGCAGGTGCCAAGGCAGGTGAAGGCACGATGAAAACCATGGGTGACGCTTTTGGAATTCCTCCGGGTGGCGGAGAGTCAACGAAAGCCAAAGCGATGGGGAAAATAGTGAGTGACAGTTATCAGGCTGGCATGGATGCGGAAGGGCTAAATAAGGTAACGAGACAATTGATAGACTCTACCAATGATTGGGCCACAGCACTTAATGAAGTGGCCGAGGCCGCCAAGCGAGTGGGTGAAAATATGGGAGCCGAAGGAGCCGGGACTACAGCAAACCCAACTGCTCTTGGTGGGTTCGGACAAGGACAGGAAATACAATTAGTGCTTGAGGATGGCTATGAATTTAGAGCGTATTTACGAGACGCTCGCAATAGTGATGCTCGCGAGCATTCGCCTTAAAGGGGGGAAGAAATTATGACGGTATTTAGACCTGGAGTAGATCCTTTAGGCATAGACAACGAGACACCACAAGTTATGCCCAGCCCGCAGGCCAAAAGGCCGCAGGCCAAAAATAAAGAATCAGCTATGAGCGCCGGCAACCGGATTCGAGCCAATCGTCTTGAAACAGGTGCCACAGAAATCAGTCTAGATGATTACGAGAGAGGGGGCACAATCTTCACAGCCGACTCCCGCGAAGTAAGTACTTTGGATGACGGCATTTCCCCCACGCCAATTTTTAGAGTGGCTAGCGAAGGGGGCTATTACTCTCCCTCCGACGCCCTGGCTAATAAGAAACATCAGTATATTGAAATCTATCATATTCCTACTGGAAAGAATGTCTTTTTTAAATCTTTTCTCACTTCCTTTAAAGATACCTTTCAAACGGAATACAATTCTGAAACTGTTTTTGGAAGAATGGATCCTATCGCCACCTATATGCATACGGGGCGCCGAATAGAGTTGGCCTGGACTGTTCCGTCGAGTGGTCTTGGAGAAGCAAAAGAAAATTTAGCAAAAGCAAATAGGCTAGCTTCATTTCTCTATCCTGTTTATGATGAGGCAGAGGGGGGAGCTACCACTATGAGATCGGGCCCCATCTTTAAGCTGAAAATGGGCAATCTAATTATAAAGCCGGGTCTGAGCCACACAACTGGCCCCGCGAAACACATGGGCTTGACCGGTATAATTGGTGGCTTTTCTTATAATCCCACTTTGAAGGACGGTGTATTTGATTTACCCACTGGGGAATTATACCCCAAGACTATCGTCATTAGCTTGGCTTTTACTGTCCTACACGACACCCCGCTGGGTTGGGTAGTTGATGGCGATGTCGCTGTATTGCGCCAGAATGCAGGCGATGCCCCCGTGGACGTTGGGAATAACCAGCCCAGGCGCTTTCCTTATGGAGGAGACAACAAGGCGGTATCAGATCCTAGTAAAAGTCGTGCACCCTTGAAGGTCACACAGGATGGTTGGGAATCGCGAATGAATTTGCAAAACGATTTAGCCAGAAGAAGAGCAGAGGTAAGAGCGGGGAGGATAACGCGGGCAGTGAATGATGCGTTTCAAGTAAATTCTGCTTTTAAACTGTAGGAGTAGGGAGAGATATAAAGTATGACTTCACGATATGATAATAGAGTGGCCGCAATCAATAACGTGCCTATGTATCGGTCGCTCTTTAAGAAAAGAGGCGTTAAGTTTATCGAGCAGTTTAAAACGGCTGATATTTATTTTCCCACCAACGAAGAGATGGGACAACTTAGAGAAGTTGATCATGTTTGGAAATTGGGAGATCGGTTCTACAAGTTGGCGCATAAGTATTATAGTAATGCAGAGATGTGGTGGATCATCGCGTGGTATAATCAGACCCCGACTGAATCTCACGTGTCCCCCGGACAATTAATTCAAATTCCCCTCCCTCTTGATAAAGTAGTGCCTATGTTTATGCGTGGCGCGTAGGGGGTAAAGTACATGGGATTGTTTGGAGAGAGCGAAGAAGATAAAGCCAACCGTCTAGCTGACGAAGCCTATCAGCGCCGGCTAGATAAGGAAGCCGCGGCCGAAGCGATGCGTGAAAAGCAGGCGCGCATCCATGAACAAGAAGAGGCTGTAAGGTTCTCCAACAAAAGCGGGTATGAGGCATATGAAGACTTAGCAAATGCCCCTTTGGATGCTACTGAAAACTCTGAGCGCGCCCAAATGGGCCTCACGAAAGCGCAGTACAACATTGTCAAGCGGGATGAGATGGGGCTTCCGGTAGCGGACACTCCTGCAAACCGCAAACTTTTGAAAAAGAAAGGCATTAGCGATGAACACGCTCAGAATGTCTCCAAGACCCTCGCAGGCAAGGAAGTTAATGGAAAGAAAGGCTATGCGGGATTAGCCGAAGCCCAAAAGATAAAAGATGCGAAGCTGGATGCCCTCAAGTCTCGCAAGAGAAGAGGGAAGGGGGGACTTTCTGCCGAACAGCAGGCGTTACGAGCCTTACTTGCGGCTCAAACTCACCAAAACTTTATTATGCAAAACATGCGAACGTTCTCTTCCCTCGCATGGCATCCTGAAGCGCAAGACTTGGAACACCTCATATTGGTTTCCAAGTATAAAGGAAATTTAGTTAACAAACTTACTACGAGCGCTCGTTTGGGACCTCTAATGGATGCATCTCCCTATCAGCTAAGTCAACTGGTGCCCTACTTCCGTCTTGCAAAGAAGAATAAGGAAGGGAAGCTAACTGAATTTCAATTTATGGATCGTTTAAAAGATCACTACTATGATCAAGAGGGGGTGAAACAGGTGTTGAAGAGTTCGTTGGGGCAAGGAGTGGGCCTGAAGAGTTTTAGATGGCGCACAACGGGCACCAACATGTTTAGCGCACCCAGAACATTGAGAGCAACTCTCTCTTTACACTTCCAATCTGTCAGCGAATTGGTGAGGACTGCTCGCATAGATGAAAGGGAGGGCCCTCTTTGGCAAGACTTGATAGTTCCTCAACGTGGCGTCACCCACCCACAAGGATGTCCAACTGCCTACGAGGACATAAACTCCAAGATAAACAGATTAGCATCTCAGACTGAGGCCCGAGCAATGGGCCCACCAGCGCAAGTCGAGAAGAAAAAAGAACCACCTGACTTCTCTTTGGTGGTGGAAGCCGGCTGGAACTATACAGTGAAAAGCGACATCCCCCAGAATTTAAAAGAGGCAGTGGATATGAGTCGCACCGTTCTTAATCTAACTCTGGTCAGTCATAAATTTAATTTTCGTGATAATGGCAGCATTGACTTAGATATAGAATACATTGCGCGCCTTGAATCAATCATTGAAAGTTATGGGGCCAATTTGTTGACTGCGCCAGTCGATGGAAAGCCGAATAATATTCTTACAGAATTGGCAGAGGCGAGGAGAAAAGCAGCCCAGATGAATGTTGCGTTGGATAGTCCAACTGGAGATTTTAATTGTTTGGACAGAGTGGCCAGTGAGAAACAGAAAGAGAGGATTGATAAGCAAGCGTCCAAAGTAGATAAAAAGATACGCAAGTTAGAACAAAAGGTTGAAGCGCTCGTGACTCGCTCAAAGGTTTCAATGTATGGAAAATTTACCCAACACATGATAGAGCAACAGTTGCTTATTGCCATCGATCTACCAGAGAAGGATTATGCGGAGGGAAATCTCCCACCTGCCGATGAAATTGATTTGGATAATTCTAGTTTTCTTTCTAAAGATTCTGCTAACAAGAAGAACCCAACGCGACTGCCGTCGCTAACTGAAGGTACGGCAAAAGCAGTCAACCAAATTTCTACAGGCAGAGGAGCAGATCGTGAGGTTAGTGCAAAGAAACTTTTAAGCAGGGCGCTAGGACATATTGAGTGGGATCGGCCACCCAAAAAAGGATATGAGCGACTCTCTTATTTTTATTTAGGAGATTTGATTAATTTTTTCGCCGGCATTCTTCCAGCCCAAGACGCCAATAGCACTGATAGGTTTGAAATCGTCTTAGGGGATTTAGTTTTCTTAGACTACAAACAAGTAGGAGCAACCCTGGAGGAAGCGGTGGGAGCCTACGGCAAGGATGAGTATGAAGATTTGGACGAGACAGAAAAAAAAGAAGCGTCCACACTAGCGGAAGAGGAGATCTATTCAAATATGAGCGCCTATACGATTAAGCAAAACCTAGCGACGGTACCGGTTTCCTTTGCGGCTTACACAAAATGGTTTGCGGAGGAGGTTATTAATGGGGATACAGTTTTTACCTTCAAAAGTTTTTTACAGTCCCTTACGACTAAGTTAATTGTAGGCGCTCTTCAAGCAACCGACAACTCACCAGTTAGTGGCGATCTCAGAAGGATGCTGAAGGAAAGAAATCGTGTTCGGGCCACTACAATTTATGGTAAAAACAAAGCCCTTCGCCGGGGAAGGTTGACTACAGAAACCCTGACTCCACGCAAGGAAAGCAATCTGCTTATTAAGCCTGCTCTTGCAGAAGAGGAAAACAACGCAAAACCAGTAGAGGGAGACGAGCATGGGAACGCTCATAAGAACCGACAGTTTTTTATTCTGTCGGCCAGTCGCCTTCCTCGGGCATCGCAGGTCGTAGACGAAAAGATAAACGCGGAAGAGGGAGTATACCATCTAAAGATTGGGGCTGACAGAGGTCTTTTAAAGAAGTTGTCTTTAGAGCGCGAGTCAAATGCACGCATCAGGGATGCCAACATAATGCGCGCATACAATCAGGGGAGCCCGTCGCTAGGAATTATCCAGGAACCTTATAATGCCAGCATACAGGTGTATGGGTGTAGTTTTTTTCAGCCCGGACAATATGTTTATTTAAATCCTACCAATATTGGACTAGGAACATCTTTGGAAAGGTACTCAATTGCGCGCCGGATAGGGATCGGCGGATTTTACATAATCACAGAGGTGTCTACTCTTCTGGAAAAGGGGATTCTCGAAACTACTTTAAAATGCATTTTCCAAGATTATGGATATTTGCCCGATAGCAGGGAAGCAGACGACCGCACCGACCCAGTTCAGGAAATTAGCATGGACGATATGTGGAAAGAGGTCATGCGAGAGGAGATTGATAGGCAAGACCAGCGGAAAGAAAAGATTGCCTCAAATAGGCGCGAGGGGCGCGCCCGAGCAGCCAAACTAGCAGAGGAGAATGCACAGCTCAGAGCGCAGTGCGATAAATTTAAATGAAATTTAGTGGCGGATCCAATACAAATACTGCGCATCAATCGTTTGTCTTCCGACAGCAATATGCTTTCAACTATCCGCCGGGGATAAGAGACTACAGGCAGATTAATCTGTGGTATAATGAAATGCTATTTGGGCGAGTTGATCAGGGAGGCAACATAGTTTATCCCTCCGAAGCTTTCTTAAAACAATTACACACCAGCGGTAAACGTACTTATTTTGTTCTTAATTTTGTTGCAGACGCGTATGAAGCTTTTCGCGATACTGTAAGGGCACAAGAAACTCACAACCACTTTCTCAATGTGGATGGCACTCCTTTTGAGAAGCGCTTCGAGCCGACGCGAGGATGGATTAGTATTAACGAAAATTACAACACTTATATACAAGATTATTATGATAGTTTTGTACTACCTTTCATGGCCAATCCCGCTCGTAAAGAGGACATAAGAACTTTTGATGATTTTATAACAGAATTTACTCGGATGATTGATCGGACGTCGCTGTTGGTACCTTTCACCAAGACGGAGTACATCGTCAGTAAATATGGCTCTCCCCTTACTAGCGGGCTCGTTGTAGAGTTTGCGAATAAAGACCATGGTGATGACTCTATGAAGATACTGGATTTTGTAAATAATATTAACTTTGAACTATATCGAGAGGTTGCTAGCCAGAATGGTTTTGCTGTTGACATGAACGCGCCATGGCGGCTCATCGCGGATATCGGATCGGATGCCATGAGTCGGTTTATGAAAGAGTATGATCAGAGTTTAGACACCGTGTTTGATGCGTATTACTATAAATCTTCTTACTTTGATATTCCCAATTTAAAGGTATATTTGTCGGATTTTTATGACGGATTTGTGAGATCCTTCCCCACCATTCATATTCCCCATGTAGGCCCGCTGACCCCCCAAGCCATCGCCACCGAAGCGGCGGAGCATGGCGCCCGAAATATTAGCTTGACAACAGTAGAAAATCGTGATATAATGGCACCAGAGGATTATAAATTTAAGTACAATAACTTATTCTGGATTCGCCTTTGTATTTTTATAAGGGCAAAAGAAACAAATCAAAACTGGGATCAACACAAGTTTGATCATGTGGTAAAGCGAGCGAGTGAGTTTTATATGTATTCGACAGAAATGGCAATGTTAAAGTTTATAAAAAAAGAATTGGAGCGAGATCCGGGAGAGTATTTTCTAGCCGACCAAAGGCGGCGCGGATCATTTGACTTTAAAAGAAAGCGAGCGTAGAGTGAATAATGTTTTTACTGTTTTAGATTCAAAAAAAGAGTGTTTAGGATATTATTACAACGGGGAAATTAAAGAGCAGAAAACTGAAGATCAGTTCATCACATGGGATTATAAACCAGAATTTCATGATGATGCCATTGAGTATGTAGAGTTGTATGCTTTAGGGAAGTCGTTGGAAGAAGTATGTCCTGAACACTTAAGAGAAGAGTGGGAGAAATTACAATCTAGAAAGGGAGCATTTCAAAATGCTTTAGTGGTGTCTAAGGTAGACCCCGGTAATGTGTGCGCTTATGATGTTATCCCCCAATGGTTCTTAAAAGAATATTCACAAGTTAAGTGTGATATCCTCGAATGGATTTTTTATAACATGGACAAGCCCTTGAACTATCCCACTATGCTCAGGTTAGAAAAGCTTTTTGCTGAGATAAAAAATAATTCTTTGAATATTGATTTGAGTGTCATGAAGGGAGAGCTATCCTCCATGCTTGTGAGGCAGAACCTAAAGAAGTTGAGCGCCGTAAACAATACTCTTGATTATAATCAATTCGGGTCAGTTACAGGGCGCCTTACCTTGGAGAAGGGGAGTTTTCCAATTCTCAACTTGCCCAAGAATTTTAGAAAGGTTCTCAAGCCTACTAATAATTTCTTTGTGGAATTTGATTACAACGCTGCAGAGCTAAGAACGATGTTGGCGCTCATGGATATAGAACAGCCCAAAGAAGACATTCATAACTGGAACATACGCCACATCTTCCAGGATGGATGCTCTAGGGAAGAAGCAAAGAAGCGAGTTTTCGCGTGGTTGTATAATCCGCAGTCTCAAGATGATCTTTTAAACAAAGCATACAAGCGTGATGAAGTGTTGTCTAAGTACTGGGATGGTACGAAAGTTACCACCCCATTTGGGAGAGTAATAGAAGCGAGCGAACATTATGCTTTAAACTATCTCATTCAAAGCACCACGAGCGATCTCGTCTTGGAGCAGGTGCTCAAAGTAAGCGAATTCATTGAGGAAACGCCCTCAAAAATAGTTTTTTTGATCCACGACAGTTTTGTGCTTGACATTCCCGCAGAATCGCGGTATAATATACCCGAGATCAAAAACATATTTGCGTCCAATCGCTTCGGAGAGTATAGGGTTGGAGTGAGAGTGGGAAAAGATTTTGGTAGCATGAAGGAGATTAGAGTATGACGTATTATGATAAACTAGTTCGGGATAGAATCCCCGAAATCTTAGATAAGAAAAATAAAGAATTTGTAGCGTATAGGGTAGCAGATTGTGATTACTCCCTTTATTTAAAGAGGAAACTCCGCGAAGAGGTTGAGGAATTTTTAGAATCTCCCTCGGTCCACGAGTTAGCGGATGTGTATGAGGTATTAAGTGCTCTTCTTAAGGATATGGATTACACGATGGCAGACGTGAGAGCAGAGCGCGCATCTAAGATAGAAGAACGGGGCGCCTTCGACGACCGCTGGATATTGGCAGAAGTTAAAGATGATTAGCGTTATTGGGGTAGGCAATGCGGGATGTAATGTTGCTGACTTACTCGCAGACCACGATCCCTATACTATCTACAAAATTGATACCCTCCTTCCCAAGGAAAAGGGATGTTTTTCGATTGCCAAGTGTACCAATGCCGAAGATTACGAAAGTAAGCTCTCGGCTAAGGTGACAAATGCATTGAAAAAGATTAGTGGACCGGTGGTCCTTATAGTGGCCGGCGGTGGGAAGATATCGTCCGCGACTCTACGCATTCTAGAGTGTGTGCGTGACAATCCAATTGAGGTAATATATATTAAGCCCGATCTGTCTACCGTTAGCGCCACAGCACAGACGCTGGACAAGATAACTTTCGGTATACTACAGGAGTATGCGAGGTCAGGCATTTTTGAGAGACTCTACGTAGCATCTAACACAGAGATTGAGAGAGCAGTAGGAAACATTCCTCTCTCTCAATATTATCCTAAGATAAATGCCATAATAGCATCCACTTTCCATATGTTGAATGTCTACAAAAATACGCCCGCCAGTTTTTCCAGTTTTTTGGATTCAGATGGCATCTCGCGTATCTCTACAATTGGGGTGGGAACATTGGATAAGGTGGTAGATCAGATGTTTTTTCCTCTTGACTATGTGGGGGAGAAAAATTACTATTTTGCGATAAAACAGAAACAGTTGGATGAGGATCCAGAATTACTAGCTAACATCAAGAGGAGAGTAAAGCAGGACGATCCAACCATTAAGACGGGATTTGGGGTATATGCTACGCCCTATGACCAGAATTACATTTATATTGTAGCAAACACAAAAATCATACAAGGAGTAAATTATGATGAGTAAAATATACGCGGGAATGTTCCGCAAGAAGAACAATGATCTGAGGCACATGACTTTTGTCAAGTTAGACGATGTACCAGATACTTTTTTGGAAACTAAAATTAAGGATAAGTCTAAAGATCGCACGATGCCCACAGGCATGGAATTGGTGTGGGATCTCGACAAGGCAGATTTTCGCGTCTTTAATTATACCGCCCAAGTAGGTGATCTCAGGGAGATAGATATGACCGACGAGGAAAAAGATAAAATTTTCGCAAACAAAAGCTTGACAACCTGATTTGGTTGTGCTATAATGGGGATGTCGTTTAGATAAAAGGAGAAAATAATGGCAATTGATATGAAGAAAATGCAAAGTAAATTTAGTAATCTTAAAGCACGTAGTGGCGGAGGTTCTTGGTGGAAACCTAACGATGGTGTGCAAACCATTCGCATTCTTCCAACGGAAGACGGGGATCCTTTCAAGAGTTTCTATTTTCACTACAATATTGGCAAGGAAAATGGTTTTCTTTGTCCAAACAACAATTTTGGCGACGACTGTCCAGTCTGTGGTTTTGTGAAGAATCTTTACCGTGAAGGTGATGATGAATCCAAGAACATGGCCCGACAGTTGAACGCTAAGAGTCGCTTC